AGAACGTAAATTAGCTGTATCTCCTAGAATTCAAGAAATACAGATGATTCCTCAGATTCAAGAGTTGCAATATTCCTTCTAGATGCGGTAGAGGCGGCAACAGCAGAGCCAAGATTTTTAAAACTTTCAGCACTAAAAGTACCAAGTGCTTCAGCTTCTTTCTTTTGTCCTGCGGCTAATGCTTTCCCAAGCATTCCAAAACCTTCACCTATAGTTTCTTCTATAGATTTACCTTTAGTTGTGAGTTTGTCAACTCTTGCTTTTAGAGTGTCATACTCAAATTTGTCTTTAACTGGGTCAAGTGTTTTTAATTTATCAACCAAATCAAATATTTCTTCTTTTGCGGGAGTCTTTGTGTCTTTTGTTGTCAAACGAGTAAGTTGAGAATTAAATTCAGTATTGAATTCTGGTGTTCCTTCTGCACCTTTTTGTAAAGCAAATTTAGTTGCAATTTGAATTTCATTAGGTGTTGCTTCTGTTTTAGGTTTCTGTTCAGGAGCAATAACTGACAACATACGTTCAAGGTTTGCAATTTCTTGTTTTATTTCAGGTGTTTGCTCCATTGCCTTAAATTGAGTAATGGCACTTTGAATCTGAGGAATCATCTGTATTTCTTGAATTCTAGGAGATACAGCTAATTTACGTTCTTTATTGGCTTGAGCAACCTGAACAGCCGCCTGTCTTCCCGCATCAGCAATAGCAGTAGCAAATTGTTGGTCACCAGATTGAGCCGCAAGTTGTGCAACCTTCATGTATGACTGTGGGTCAGATGGGTCTAACTGACTAGCCAACTGTTGACGCTGTGAAATCATCTTTAACTGTGGGTCTTCACCACCCAAAGCACCGCCAATAGCACCACCAAGACGCTGACCAGCAAGGAAAGTCCCATAGTTAGCCCTAGCCATTGGGTCAAGATTGGCATACTGAATAGCTTGCGCCTGTTGTGCTTGCTGTTGAGCAAGTTGGTACTGTTCAGGAGTAGTAAATAAACCGAGAATGTCTGATGTCGCCATGATTATTCCTTAAAACAATGTAACTCGTGAGTTATCAGAATAGCCAGATGTTTGTCCATAATTAAAAGCAGTTTGATTTTGTGTTGGTTGACCATATCCACTAATCATGTTTTCAAACCCAGTTTGCAGTTTTGGACTGTTAGCTAATCCATAATATAAACCAGCTTCAGGACTAAATCCTGCTCCAGCCTGTTGTGTTCTAGCGGCGTTAATGCCACCAGTTAATAATGCTTGACCAACATTACCACCAGCAGTAGCGGCTCTACCACCCAACTGAGCGCCAATATCCAAAGGCTGTTGTCCAAGGGATTCAATGGTCTGACCAGCACCTAAATAAGCCGTAAATGGACTTAATGCGCCAACCTGACCAGCTTGATATTGACCCAATATATTTGCACCAGTACCAAACAAGCCAGCACCAAACGCAACATTCTGTTGACCAGCTTGCTGTGCTTGAGCCGCTAACTGAGCATCTTGTTGAGCCATAGCGTTGTAATACGCTTCCATCTCAGGTGTAGTAGCACCCAATCCAGCCGCACCACTTGGTCTTGCTCCTGTAGCACCTACAGACAAACCACCACGACCTTGTTGGAACAACTGATTCTGCAATTGAGCCATCTGACGTTCACGGCTAGGGGCAAGCAAATCCTGCTGTTTAGCAATATAGTCAGCCGCAACTTGTTCAGGACTCTGAGCAAGATATTGCTGACCCAAACCAAACAAGCCTGTAGCCGCAGTCTGCAAAGGTGCATACTGTTGTTGAGCCATTTCAGCTTGGCTTAACGCACCAGCAGTAAGACCCATTAAACGATCTTGATAGGCTTTGAGTTCAGGGCTTACGTTGTAACTAGCACCACTCAAATATCCACTAGGGTCAAACTGAAAGTTAGAAGTACCATAGCGAGTAGTAACCCCTACAGGGCGAAATCTAGCCGCTTCAGCCGCTTGTCGAGCCGCCTCACGTTGAGCCGCCGCAGACATACCCGCCGCTTCTCTAGTAGCATCGGCTTGTTCTTGCGCCCCTAAAAATCCTAATACTGCACTAAATGGCATATCAATCTCCCTTAATCAAAATCTCATCCACTTTAGACGGGTCTTTCTCGTCTGTTGCATGAATGCAAAACCAAACACAATCAGTAATGGCTTTTACGCCATGAGTTACACCAGCCTCAATCTCAATGCAAGCAGGAGCAGAAACAATATCAATCTCAGTACCACGCAATACAGCAACCTTGCCATGAGCCAAAATAGACAAATGACTGAAGTTATGCGTATGCTTCATGATTGCCATTCCAGCCGTGAAGTACGACTCCTTGGCATACAGACCATCAGAAAAGTGGTGAGTGATCTCAGGTTGGGTCATTTTGGATATTTAACTTTAACTGCTTGACAATCAGCGATGTACTTGTCGATCTGCGCTTGACTTCCTTTAACTACACCATCAAGATAGTCAGTTATTGGAGGGTATTCAGCCGCACGTTTTTCAGCATAACTTAATGTGTATACGGGGCGCAGTGCTTCAGCTTCTGCATCCGTAATAGCAACAGAACCAGCAGGGAGCAAATGAGCAAATTCAGGCTCAATGAAGTGCAAAGAGTTGTCGGGGGCTTTATAGTGCATGATTACCTCAGTTCGTAACTAGAAACATAAGTTCCATTTGTTGTAAAAATATACGCCATTCCTGCTGGAACTAACGCAAATGCTACAAATTGAATTCCATCTGTTGAAGTTCCTGTGCTAAAAGTTGGCAAAGCTACTCCACCAACAGTAAAAACGCCAGATAGAGATGCGCCGCCATTAAAAGTATATTGGCAAAGAATCGGCCTGCCTGTAGTGTTGTAATACGTTGTTCCACTAGTTCTGGTGACAGTTTGCCAAGTCTGCCCGTAACCAACAGAACTTAAAGCCGCCAAAGCCTGACCACCTTGACCTTGTATAGTGCTTGGAGCAGTTGCCCAACTTCCTGCTGTAGCTTGAGTGCTGTCGATAAAACCAACTATACGATAAGCAACGCTTGATCTAGCTGTTGTTGAATATATAACATTTGCACTATCAGCCGCACCAAGACCACCTTCCGCAATTGTGGTAATAAGGTTTGTCTCATCAAGTTGGTTACCACCACTGATGTTTACAGCCGCCAATTCAATTGTTCCAGCATTGTTGATAGCAATAACCACAATCCGAGAAGCAATTCCACTTACTGTTCCAAGGGTTGAACCGCTTGAAATTACTAAATTGGCTGGTGTTCCAAAAACAGTTGTAACAGTACCGCTACTTAATGTACTAGAACGAAAATCTAATGAGCAAGCACCTAATCCTATTGTTAAGGCATTTGATGCAACAGTTGCAGTTATTGTTGGAATTTGTTTGTAAGCTGTGCTTGAACCCGCATCAAAAGAAAACGACCAACTCGCCGCAGTTGTTCCACTAGTAAGAATACAAGTACATCTTACAGATACTCCCGCAGGAACTAATGTAATTGTGTTTAAACCACTTGACTGAACAGTTAAAACTCCAGTTGACTTGTTAACAATTAAATAACTAAATCCAAGCGCAAGAGTGCTTGTAAGAGGCAAAACAACTGTTTGAGTTGTTGTCCCAGTAAAAAACTGTTGATTATTACTTGAAGATGTTAATGTTGTTGTTCCAGCCGCTGTAGCTGTAGTGTCATAACCCAACAAAACATTACTTAAAGTTGATAGTCCTGAAACAGATAGAGTTGTAAGACTAGCCGACCCATTACTATCTACTTTTGTAGCGATAGCAGTTGAAATATTTACAAACTCAGTATTGATTTCAGCACCTTTAACAACCTTTAAAGGATTACCAGATGCAAGTGTATCCTTGGTTGCAAAATTTGTTGTTTGTGTGTAATTTGACATTTTTTCTCCTATGCAATCTTGCCATTTTTGGCTTGAATTTCAATCTTTTGAATGGATAACTGGCTATTATTTATATCTATCTCAACACCTATCTGAATAATTTTTCCCTTGCTTGTTGCATTTGTTTCTATTGTTGTTATTGCAACTCCAGATGCGTAATATGCTAGTATTGTGGCATTTGCACCATACTCAGCAATACCATATTCAGCAATTGTTTGAGATGGTATGTTTACTTGTGCAGAGTAATAACTTCCTGTAAAGTCATAACTCCATTTTAATGTTACAAGTTGATTTGAACCACCAATAACTATAACCTTTATCTTCTTTAAAATAGATGTAACATTTATATCACCAAGGTCAGAATTATTTGTATAGTAAACTAATCTATATGATGTTGCGTCATCTAAATATGTTCCATATTTTCCAATATACCCATTCTTGCCAATTAACAAATCACCATTACGCTTTGCACAAAAAGATGTTGGTTCAATATTGTCCCAAATTGTTGATCTTGATGAACCATCTTGCATAATCCCTTTTGTATCAAACGCATAAACATATTTTGATACTGGAAAATTTAACAAGTAAAGTGCATTTGTTTCAGAATATATTGCTTTAATATTTGATATATTTTCAGCAGAAACAGCATTCATTAAATCATTACGAACATTCTTAGACAAGTCTCTTTCAGGTGAAGATTTTTCTTGAATTGTCCTCATCAATGATCGCACACCACTGTTTGATAGAAAGATTACATCAGTGCTGGTTGCTTGAATACTATCCCTAGCAATGCAACCAATACCTTCAACAGTGTCACTAAGAGTCATTGTCGATGGTGCAGTAGCGCCAGAATAAATAAGAATTTGGCGTGTACCAAAAATAAACAAGAAACCATTATGAGCCGCTAAACCAGTGATTTGGTCAGCGCCATTTACCCACACATTGTTTACGTTTAAGCTACCAGCCGTACCCGTAGACCATACATGACCTGAGATCAAGTCACTAAAATAGACAGTAGCATTGTTAGCTGTTGTGTTTGCCGCCCACAATCTACCAAAAGCAGATATAACAATATTTGCTGATGGGACTGTAGCAACATATCCTGTTTTCTCTGAAACCCTACGATATGTTGTAGTGCTTACACTAGGGTCAAATATTAATGGGTCATGACCTGATTGAAAGAAGTAGGTTATGCCATTCAAGGACGCACACTGCCAATTATTTTCAGTAATGGTAGGAGCAGTACCCCCCCCACCATAGGTTAATTCAGAAACAGCATTAGAACTATCAAGTTTAAATAACTTTAAATTTCCTGCAAAGACAATAGTCAAAGCACCATCTGCTTGCACTAACTCATGAATAACAGTTACATCATTTGCACCTAAAGTGCCGCTTGAAGAATTTACTTTAGACCAACCTTTGCGTGAACCAATACGACCATACTGGTCAATAATTGCATTTTGAGCGACTAAAGCATATCCAAGAGACAAATCAAGAGGCGATTCTTGGGTATTCAACCCTTGAAAGCCTGGGGCTGTTAAAGAATACGTCTGGAGTCCTTGGCTCATACTGCCACAAACTCCTGATTCTCAGGGTAACGAGTGCCTTCCAAAGCAATGTAGTCAGACAACATGGCTTTATACAGTTGATAGGCTTCAGATGATGTCAAACCACCATCTTCACCACGCTCAACCAAGGCACGTGCATAAGCATTCTGAACCACTAAAACATCAGGAACAGAAACCACTGTTGAATCTGATGACAAGGTAGCTTGTGGAACTGTTAAGCTAAATGGGATGCTATACACACCATCAGGGCGTGGATAAATAGTTACCTTGGTGTCGTAATTAGTATCTACACCATCAAAAGCAAATTCGTATGGGATTCCACTTACAGGAGTCGAGAAATTCTGTTTTCGGTTCATTGAAGCAAAATCAATATTTTTCATACCAATGTTGCTTGTGACGTTAATCACATCAATAACTTGGAACTTCTGACCAGCACCAGTTAAAGCATACTGGTATGTGCCAGCAGTAGTAGACAAAGTGATAGTTGTGCCTAGAACATTCCAAGCATAAGCATCTTCAATTTGACGCTTGGCATCATTAACAAACTTGCCAATTAAAGCAGAATAAGATGTTTCGGAAACAGTCGAAACAGTTGTCTCACGCAACCGAACTAGTACATCGTTAACAAGTTCTAAATAAGTCATCTGCTTGCCTTCGCTTTGTTCCTTGCGGATATAGCTTTAGCTTTTGTCTTTGCGTCTTCCTTGGAGTTTGCACCCCAAGCCTTCAACGAAAGAAGCAGTCTTGTTGGTTCACCATT